ATGCAAGGAGGTACGAGGTCAGGAAAGACTTACAATGTGCTTACCTGGTTTATAGTTAAGCTTTTGCAAGAAAGAGGTAAAACCCTAACAATTTGCCGTTCATCCCTACCAAGTATCAAAGGTTCGGTCATGAGGGATTTTATTGAGATACTATCTAAGTATAAACTTTACTCGGAGGAGAAGCACAACAAATCGGAGAATTTATACTTCCTTAATGGCAACACGGTAGAATTTGTATCTACCGACCAACCGCAGAAGATTAGAGGTCGTAAAAGGCACTATCTGTTTATTAACGAGGCAAATGAGGTTAACTACGAATCTTGGATGCAGTTAGCCCTAAGAACTACGGATAAAATCGTACTTGACTATAATCCTTCCGATTATTACTCTTGGATTTATGATAAGGTTATTCCTAGAGAAGATACCGATTTTACCATCACGACTTATAAGGATAATCCTTTTTTAGATAAAACCATTATTGCCGAGATTGAAAGATTGAAGGATGCTGACCACGAATACTGGAGAGTTTACGGATTAGGGGAAAGAGCAATTAGTGAAGCTACGATTTATAGTCATTGGAGAAGAAGAAGGAACTTTCCAGAGGGTGGAGATGTTTTCTATGGCCTTGACTTTGGTTATAACAACCAGACTGCCCTTGTAAGGTGTAAGAACTTCGATGGTGACATTTATGTCGAGCAACTGATATATGATACCAAGATGTCAACCTCACTCCTAATAGACCGCTTAAAGTCTATGGGGCTATCTCGTAGAGATGAGATATTCGCAGATGCTGCCGAACCGAAAACAATAGCTGAGGTAAATAAAGCAGGGTTTAATTTAAAGTCTGCTACTAAAGATGTGTTCGCAGGAATTAATAAGGTGAAATCATTTCCGCTATTTGTAAAATCAGAATCCTTAGATTTGTTAGATGAGATTAAAAACTACAAGTGGAAAACGGATCATGATGGCAACACAATGGATGAACCTGTTAAGTTTCGTGACCACTTGATGGATGCTATGCGTTATGCTATCTACTCAAAATATGCGAAAGCAAAGAGAGGATGGGTGGTTTAGATTGCGAAGCAATGTGGTTTAGACTAAAAATTTGTTACTTTTGTAAAAATATCATATAGTGAAGTTAACGGACATACTAAGTGCGGTTAATCCTTTTAAACAAAAGGCAGCCCCTAGAAAAAATACGAACCTTAATAACCCATTTGGTGATTTTGGTGGTTTAATAGGCGGTAGAACGCTTTACCCAAATTTAGACTATGCCAAGTTCGTACAGGATTACGATAACAATAGCGAAGTCTATTCTATCATAAAGCGTATCTCAAAAACAATCTCTACAGTTCCATTCTATGTTTATAAGGTAAAGAGTAAGAAAGACTTGAACACTTATAAATCTATGATGGCTAACGCATCAAGTGGAGCAGATATTGCTCGTGCGGAGTTAGTAAGGATTAAAGCAGTTGATGAGATTGCTGATAGTCCACTAAACAAATTATTAGAAAGACCGAATCCATATCAATCATTCTCTGAGTTCATTGAGAATATCATTGGTTATAAACTTATTACAGGCAACTCTTATATCTGGGCGAATAGACTCTCCAATGGTAAGGTTGCCGAACTAGTTACTCTCCCATCCCAATATGTCGCTATCATTAGCGATGGTACTATCAATGGGGTTGAAGGCTACTCTTTCACATTAGTTGGGTGGGATCAGTTGGATGCTAAAGATGTAATCCACTTAAAATACTTCAACCCCTACTTCAACACTAATGGACAACAACTATATGGACTATCGCCTTTACAAGCTGCTTACAGGACTGTTCAACGCAGTAACGATGCTAAGGATACCTCTGTAGGTATGTTGCAGAATCAAGGGCCTAAAGGTATCTTGTATGCAGATGAGTCAAATGATTTCGGCCCTGAACAAGCTGGTAAGTTAAAAGAAGATTTTTACAATCAGTACGGAACTAAAACTCAAGGAGGCATTATTCAAAATGCTGGTAAGATTTTAATTGCAGGTGCTAAATTGGGTTGGGTTAATATGGGATTATCCCCTGTTGACCTTCAGTTGTTAGAATCAGAGAAGATTACACTTCGTGAGTTGTGTAATGTGTACGGAGTTAACTCTGCACTATTTAACGATCCTGATAACAAGACTTACAATAACATGAAAGAGGCTAAGAAGGAAATGCTTACTCAAGTAGTACTTCCTGAATTAGTTTTAATTCGTGATGCGTTCAATAGATTCTTTGAGAATGAAATTGGACAAGGTTACTATATCGATTTCGATATTACTGTGTTCCCAGAGTTGCAAGAGGATATGAAAGAGTTATCTGCTATCCTTTCTCAATCATGGTGGATTACACCTAACGAAAAAAGACAAGCAATGAGATACGATACTGTTCAAGATGATGTCATGAACGCTATCTACATACCTGCTGGTTACTTACCTATCGATGAGTTAACAATGTTGCAGAACCCAAGAGATGCTCAACAACAAGGAGATTATAATTTGCCTCCTGTAAAATAATATGGATGTCCAAGATATTACAACCTTCTCAGCAATTCAATTTGCAACAAACCATAGCGAGGAAGTCCATCACGGAGTTTAGGCCCAAAATAGAAAAGGCCTTACAAAGTGATTTTAACAAAGCTGCGGAGTTGGTAAAAGAGATTGGTGTATTCCAACTAGCTAACTATAACAAGACATTTTTCAACCAAGATAAGATTAGCAATATTTTACGAACTTTGTACGAAGGTACTGGTGGCTATACTGCTATGAGGTATCAAAAGATATTTGACAAGGATAAGAAAGCTGAAGATTTTGACCTTGATCCGTTAAACATAATGGATGAGTGGTTAGCGTTTATGTTGTCGTACTGGGTTTCAATTAGTGGCCCAAAAATGTACGGCATACAAAACACAACTGATAACGAGATAGCCAAGATACTAAATAATGTTATTGCTTATGGAAGGGCTAATAACCTTTCTACAAACGAAACAAACGCAATGGCTATTCAGCTTCTTAGAGAAGGGAAGATAAATGTTTCAAGGAGTTTATTAATAGCAAGAACGGAATCTCATCAAGCTTTAAGCACAGGTGCGATTGGGGCAACACAAGGAATTAATATACCTTTGCTAAAACAATGGGTTCACGCTGAATATGTTGGTAGTCCAAGAACTTGGCATCTAGCATTAGATAGGCAAACGAATCCTGATGATGGTGGAGTAAGAATACCTGTGAATCAACCATTCATGGTAAACACTCCTAACTACGGTGTAATTGAAATGCAATATGCACATGATGCAAGTGGTGGAGCAGCGAATAACTGCAACTGCCGATGCTGCACGGTGTATGTCGCTTAAACAAATAAATATGAGTAATTTTTATAACAAGAAGTCGATTGAAGGTTCTCCAATAGATATGGAGGATGGAAGTAGAGTTATTACTATGTACTACTCTGCTTTTGGTAATGTAGATTCCGATGGTGATATAATTACACCAGGAGCATTTACTAAAACACTAAAAGAAAATGGCCCACAAGCCAAAAATAGAATTTGGCATCTAATGAACCACTCTACAGACAAGCCTATTGCTAAGCCATATGAAATGATGGAAGATGCTTATGGTTTAAGAGCAAGTGTTAAGATACCTAATACGACTTTAGGTAATGACTTGTATGAGTTATATAAAGATGGTCATATCACAGAACATAGTATCGGATTTCAGACTATTAAGTCACAACAGAAATCAGGGTACAATGAAATCAATGAAATAAAATTGTTTGAGGGAAGTTCGGTATTGTGGGGTGCAAACGCAAATACACCAACAGTAGGAGTTAAAAGTCAGATTAAGTCAACTCTAGTTGATGAGATGGGTAAAACCATTAAGTCATTGAGAAATGGACACTTTACTGATGAAACTTTTGAGTTGTTAGAACTTAAACTCAAGCAATTACAACAATATCTATCTGAGATGGAAGATGAACCTTCAATCACTCCTGAGCCAACCGCTGAAGAAGCATTGCCAACTGAGGAAGCTGATCCGATGATTTCCGTTGAACTAGAGGTAAACAAATATTTACAATCATTTAAAATTTTCAACTAATGGTAGAAGAAATTAAAAGTGCATTCGAAGGCATCAAATCCGAAGTAAACGGAGCAATCGAAAGTGCGAAGGCTGATAATGCTAGTGCATTAGAAAGCGTAAAGGCTGAATTAGAAGCTACTAAAGCTTCAATTACAGTTGTTAAGGATGAAATAGAAAAATTGGAAGCAAAACAAAATCGTGTTAAAATGAATCAAGTAGAAGTAAAAGGGTTTAATGCTACCCTTGCAGACGCTATCGAACAAAATGGTGATAGCTTAGCGAAATTAGCTCGTGGTGAACAAAAGCGTTCAGGCTTTATCTTGGATACAAAAGCAGTTGGTAATATGACAGAAGCGGTTAACCTTACAGGTGACATCACTCGTCAATATGCTAATCAAGTTTATGCTTTGCCTTCTCGTAAAGTGCATTTAAGAAGTTTGTTACCAATCGGAACAATTAATCAAGGTTTATTTACTTTCCCTTACGAAAGTGGTGGAGAAGGTGATCCAGCAGCTCAAACTCAAGGTTCTTCTAAAGCTCAAGTTGATTTTGATATTACAATGAAAGATGCAGCAGCTCAGTACATCGCTGGTTATGTTCGTATCTCTCGCCAAATGTTAGATGATATACCTGCTATGACTTCTTTCTTACAATCTCGTTTGTTAGAGAAGTATTTAGTTGCTGAAGATGCTCAATTATTGAATGGTAATGGTACTGCTCCTAACTTACAAGGTCTTACTGGTGGAGCTTCTTCTTTTGTAGGTGCTGCAACTGTAGATGCTGAGCAATTAGTACAAGCTATTGCTCAGTTAGAAACTTCTAACTATTCTGCAACAGGTATTTTAGTTAACCCAACTGATTGGGCTGCTATCATGAACACTAAGAACACTAACGCTGCTTACAGCTTACCTGCTTCTACAGTTGTTACTACTGATGGTACAGTAACTATCGCTGGTATTCCTCTTTACAAATCAACTGCAATCGCTGCTGATAAGTTCTTAGTAGGTGACTGGTCTATGGGTGCTCAAATCATGCAAAATCAAGGTATCTCTGTTCAATTCTCTGAAATGGATGGCGATAACTTCACAAAGAACTTAATCACAGTTCGTGTGGAAGCTCGTATTGCATTCCCTATCTACTACGCTGGTGCGTTTGTATATGGTGATTTTGGTAACGTTGCTTAATCTTTAATTAGATTTACAATACAAGGGATAGCCTAGAAAGCTATCCCTTTTTGTTTACACTAAATTTTAGTTATTTTTGTAAAAATTAGCATAATGCAGATACTAAGAGATGTAACGACTACAGTAGCCCCTTCGGCAACAATCGTTACCTTACAAGCAGCGAAAGATTATTTAAGGGTAGACTATAGCGAGGATGATACTTTGATTACTAGCCTTATAGAAACTGCTAGGATCAGATTAGAGCAGTATGCTGCGGTTGCTATGAGTCCTAGAACACTAAAGGTGGTTGCTTATGTAGATGAGTTTATAGAGCTTCCTTATGCCCCTATTAACACTATTTCATTAGTAGAGTATTGGGATGGTGCAGCTTGGGTAACATTAGAGCTTGGGAACTATAGGGTTATAGGCGATACATACAAAAAGGTTTACTTCACTTCCCCTATTATGAGTGACTTTAGATTCACTTATACTTGTGGATATGCCACTACTCCAGAGTCTATGAAAACGGCTTTATTGAAGATGGTAGGTGACTTATACGAATACAGAGAATCAAGTGTTGAAAGCTCTAAGCCTTCAGCTAACTTAACAACGGCTTACGAACTAATGAAACCTTACAAAAGGGTAAGTATTATCTTCTAATGATAGGACAATTAAAAAATAGGATTACATTTAATACTAAAACAAGCGTTTCTGATAGTGCAGGAGGGTTTGTGAATACTTTAGTACCATACTACACTTGCTGGGCTGAATTGGTCACTAATACCAATTCTAGGACTAATATAGCAGGTAAGGATAGTATTAATGATGGAGCTACATTTAGGATCAGATATACAACAGGCAAGACATTTACTAATGCTCTTGTAATAACTTGGAAGTCAAGGACTTATATGATTAACTCTATTATTAACGAAGCCGACTTGAATCAATATTATTTAATAGGTTGTGCAACACTTAAGTAATGGCAAAGTTTGGAGTAAAGATATATGGTGCTGATGCGATAATCAAAAGGCTTGAGGCATCTCCTCAAAAGATGATGGAAGAGTCTAAGCTTATTATTGATGCAGCGGTTATAGAAATAGCAGCTAAAGCAAAGCAACAAGTAGCAGTAAAAACAGGAGCTTTAAAGGCTTCTATTAGACACGCTAAATATCAACCAGGTGTAGGAGCTAGTGTAAGTGCAGGTAATACGAATGTAAGATATGCTCCTTATGTGGAGTTTGGAACAGGAACAAGATTTCAGATACCTGTTTACCAAAATGTAAACATGGCTGATTTAGAAGCATACGCTTTAACATTCAAAAAATCAAAGAAGGTAATAGGTGTTCCATACAGGCCATATATGTTTAGTGCTTATAGCGAAGTCTTTACATCTATGATTAAGAAATTGAAGTCTGTTAAGATATAAATATATTTCATTAAATTTGTACCAAAATGAAGGATTGCGGATATACATTAAGGAAAGCTTATTTCGATAAGTTTATCTCGGCCTCCTACTCATTAGCTGCTTATGATACCATAGCACCTGACACAGTAGAACCGCCTTTTTTGATTATAAGCAGTCAGACACAAGTGGACAATAGTAATAAACAAAGCTTTGCTTATAATGTTACTATCCAATTTGACATAGTTTATAGGACTTTTAAAGCAGGAGAAGTAGGACAGAAAACTGTTGATACTTATGCAAATGAGTTATTAGAAATAGTAGGTGTTAGACCACCAAGCTACCCTAGTACTGCACCCGACTTTAAAATAGTGACTTCTAAGATTAGTAGTAATATTGCTACCTTTGACTATGTGGATGAGGCTTATGTGTTTAGAAGGGTAATAACAATGGATCATTTCGTGAATCAATTAACATAAAAGAAAAATAAAATAAAATGGCAACAACAAGTGTATTTAACGGAACTTCATTAGTAGTTCTAATTGGAACTGAAGTAATAGGTTTCGCTACTTCATGTTCTTTAAGTTTGGCTATCGATGCTCCAGACGCATCTACAAAACAAAGCTTAGGATGGGCTGATGAAATTGGTGGGCAAAGGTCTTGGTCTTTAACAACTGATGGCTTAGCTACAGTAGTTCCAGGAACAGTTGCTACTTATGTAACTACTGCTGAATTGAATGCTTTAGCAATCGCTAGAACTGCAGTTCAAGTTAAGTTTACTACTGTAGATAACTCAACAGTTGGTGGTGTAACTCCAGTTTCAGGAGATGTGATTTATTCAGGTTCAGCGTTTATTGAGAGTGTAGATATGACTGCTGATATGGAGAATCCAGTTACTTACTCAGTTTCTTTCAAAGGAACAGGGCCATTAACTATCGCTACCAACGCATAGTAAAAACAAACCAAACAAACCAAACATATGAGAGGACAATTTGAATTAACTCTTTCCGATGGAAAGAAGATACCGATGCGTTTTTGTACTTGGAGTCTTAAAAGATTCTGTCAATTACAAAAGATAGGGCCTTCTGACATAGGAGATGCTTTAAGTGGCAAAGATTCACTTGACGCTATTGTTAACTTGATGAAATCGGCTGCTGAATATCCATTATATTCTCAAGGCATCACTCCAACTTTTACAGAGATGGAAGTGTGTGATTGGATAGATGATATGGGTGGAATGGGGGGTAATAAGTTCCAAGAAGTAATGGCAGCACTTGCAGAAAGTATGAATAGCGGAATAGATGATAAGCCAACAAAGTCAAGTAAAAAAGATGGAGTAAAAAAAAATTAGAGTGGATTGACATAGAAAGATATACAATGGGGGAGTGCAAAGTGCTTCCCCATTTGTTTTGGGAGATGACCATGGCTGAATTAGATTTTGTGTGGTACGGATATAGGCATCAAGAAGAACAAGAGTGGGTTAGAACTAGATGGCAGACAACACTACTAATAAACATTCAATTACCAAAGGGCAAGAAAGTTAAGCCACAAGAGCTTATTGAATTAGACTGCGATACTCGTAACTTTGTGAAGCAAAGGGTAATGACAGAAGATGAGCTTAAACAAGTTTTAGAAAAATATAAAATCGCTAAACCGATAAGATAATGGCAGATAATCAAATGGTTAAAATAGTCTTTGACTTTGATTTAGGAAATGTTCCTGCATCAGCAAAGAAACTTAGTCAATATTTAAAGGATAATAATTTAGACTTAAAATTTACTAAAGCTAGTGTGGATGGTTTGTCTGCTAGTTTAGGACAACTTTCTACTCAACAAACTAAAGCAGGTAATAGTGCTGCTGCCGCGGGTAATCAGATTAAAAAATCTAATATGCAATGGACAAACCTTGCATTAGTATTACAAGATTTACCTTATGGCTTTAGAGGTATTCAAAATAACCTACCTGCTCTTATGGGGGGGTTCGCAGGATTGACAGGGCCTATTTATTTAGCTGGTTCTGCACTTATTGCCTTTTTTACTGCATGGGATAACGGGATGATTAAGTTTGGTAATACAGTAAAATTAACAACAGATTTCTCTAAAGAAGCAGCTACTGCATATGCAAATGAAACGATACAACTAGAATCTTTATATAGGGTTGCTACTGATGTTAATGTGTCAATGGATGAAAGATTAATAGCAGCACAAGAATTAAAAAAAGAATACCCAGGATTATTAGGTTTGTATTCAGATGAAGATATAGCACTAGGGAAGGCCGATGAATCTTATAAGAAATTAACAACAACAATATGGCAGTATGCTCAAGTAAAAGCTGCTGAAAAAACATTAGAAGAAATTGCTATTAAGCAAAATGCATTAACTATAAAGAAAAATAAAACCTTAGCTACTCAAAAAGAAAGAGAATTATATTTATATAAAGAGGTTAAAGGTCTTATACAAGACGAAATGACTTTTACGCAGAGGCTTGTTAAGACATTTGATGACCTTCCTAAAGGGCCATTAATGATGGTTAACGCTTGGGGTGCAGTTGCTAAATCAACAGAGATTTTAACAGATATAGAAAAAGAACAACAGTCTATAAATGATGAAGCTAAATTATATAAAGATATAATAGATGCTAATATTACATCTATAAAAAAATTAAACGATTATACTCAAGATCCTGAAAAAACAAAGGCAAGAAGACTAGAAGATCCTACTATTAAATTATTACAAGCTAAGCAAAAATACTATAAAGATGACTTGTTAATGTTTGCTAGTTATGAAGAGGAGATTTTAGGAAGGGAAAGAGATTTGGCAGTTAAAAGAGCTGAAATGGAAGGACAAAGCGATGAGTATATAAAAACCATAAAAGATACTTATAATCAGTTAATATTAAATTCACAAGCAGAAACAGGTAGAAAATTTTTAGAGGAGCAGCATAAGCTTGGACAAGAAGAAGCTAAAGAGCATGAAAAGGTAGCTCAAATGATTCTAGCTACTAGAAACAAACTAGCCGCTGCAATTAATAGTATAAATGAACAATTTGCTAATAAAAGAATAAAAGAGGTAGATGCAGAATTAGCTGCAACATTAAGAGGAACGAAAGGGAATTATCAAGCACAAGTAAATGCAATTCAAGGAGCAATAGACAAACTAGAAGAAGAAGCAGCAGCAGCAGCAGAAGCAGGGCAAAGTACGGCAGCATTTGAGGATAAAATTGCTTCATTAAAAAGAACAATGGAAGGCCTTATTGATCCATTGGAGCAATTAGAAATGAATATAAACAAAACATTTAATGATTTAGCAACAGGTGCTTTAGTAGAATTAGGCAAACAAATAGGCAATGTTTTTTCAGGTTCAAATTTTAGTTTAAATGGGTTTTTAAGTATGCTAGGTGACGGATTAATTCAACTTGGTACATATTTAGTTTCAATTTCTACAGTATTTTTAGGTATTAAAAAGTTATTTGAAACAGGTGGAGCTTTTGCTGGATTAGCAATACCAATAGGATTAGCAGCTATTGCAACAGGTATGGTTATTAAAAATAAATTAGTCAAAGACAACACACCTAAATTTGCAAATGGTGGTATAGTTAGTGGCCCTACAATGGGGTTGATGGGTGAGTATCCTGGTGCACAAAGCAACCCAGAGGTAATTGCACCATTAGATAAACTTAAATCAATGATTGGAGGAGGAGGTAATGGAGAATTTGTGTTAAGAGGTAATGATTTAGTTTTAGCTTTACAACGATCTAATTCATCATTAAACTTAAGAAGAGGTGGCATATAACTTAAAATATCAAATAACCGCTGCAACCAAAAATGATAAAATTGCGGTTGTTGAAATGTATATTGATGAGGCAGTTGCTTCTGTAATTGAATATCAAGCAATGAGTATTGAATTACAATATATACCTAAATCAGATGATATATATGAGCCTATTTATGCTAGTCAATTAGGAATAACAATAGATGTTACAGATAATCAAGAAAACATACCAAACTTTACAACATTAAACGATAGAAAATATTTAGTTAAATTAAAGATAGATGGAAGTGCATATTGGCAAGGATGGGCATTAAGCGATAATGTTCAGTATTCGTTTAGCACAGGAAGAAAGAGTTTATCATTTAATGCTATTGATGGTTTAGGAATGTTGGATTATATTCCATTTACATATACTGAAACAAATGTTGCAGGCAACACTAAATTAAGCCCACAAACGGTACTTTACTTTTTATACAATTCTTTAGCTAAAATAGGCTTCCCAGTAGGATTAAACTTATTAACTGCTTGTTCTTATTTTGCATCAGGTATGTCTAATAGAGGAGATGGAACACAATACGAACCATTTAATCAAAGCTATTTAAGGCCTGTTTACTTTCAAAATGATGATGAATCATATGAAAATTGTTTAGTTGTTTTAACTAAAATATTAAAGTCATTTGGTTGTAAATTGTACCAAGCTAATGGCAAATGGAATATTGTAGCAGTAAATGAATTTGCTGCTGCTCCATACTTTGCATTTACATATTACACAGAATATACCGCAGACGGAACACTAGCAACATCTGGTACATTTAATACTTTAAGTGAGATTCAAGCATACACAGGAAATACAAGTGGACTTTACTTTACTAATAATAGTCAGTTTAAGTTATTTAAAAAGGGTTATAATAATTTTACTTATAAATATAATATTACTTATTCTCCTAATTATATTTCTAACTTTAACTTAAAAAGCCTAACAAGTGGATTTCCTACTTTATGGCAAACATTTAATCAAGGTACAGGCGGAAGCGTATCTATTGTTAGTAAGCCTTATGAGGCAAGCGATTGGTTTAATATTACATTAGGAACATCAACAGGAGTTACTGGATTAACCGAAGTCCATACAAACCCTGTTGGATATGTAACCGAAAATGATACTTTAACATATACTCAAACATTTTTTGAGCAAAGCATTGATAAAGTAAGAGGACAAATACAAATACAATTAACTGGCATTGGTAGTGGTGCTCCTATTTTTTATATTAATGTAAATGGAGATTGGCAAAATGCATCAGTTGCACCATTTGATAATTATTATGAAGTTGTAGCAGTTGATAAAGATGAAATAAACGAAGTATCAATAACTACTCCACCAATACCTATAAACGGAACATTGGCAATTACTTATATGCTAACGCAAGACATTGCTAATTGTGCAACAAATGTAAAAATTGGATCATTTGGGTTAAGTTTTAAATCTCCATTAACAGATATATCATCTACATCAATAGTAGATGCAAATAATCAATACCAATTAGAAGTCGATTTGCCATTAGGTTACCCAATTTATGATGATGATGGTGTAAATAGAATACAAGCAAATATGGCTTATGGAACTATCCAACAATTAGTATCAGGGAACTTTGTATCTGCAACAGGATGGTATCGTTATGGCCCTTATACAACCCCTACAGATGGATTAAGTCAGACAATAATGAAAGAGTACATAAATAGCTACAGAAGAAACTTAATTAATGTAGATTGTAACCTATTTGGGATAACAACAAGTAATGGTACTTTTGCTGCTAATAAGCTATTAAAAATATTAGATACTGATGCAGCACAAATAAACATTCAGAATAAAAGATATATGACAGGAAATATGACTATTGATATTGTAGGTTGTGAAACACAAGCGACATTATTAGATATTACTAATGAAGAGATTTCAAGTACAATAGACACAATATTTACAATAAACGGAGTACCTTATAATTAAAGAATAAACGAATAAAATGGCAAGTGTAATAAACGGAACGAATATAGTCTTATACGAATATGATAGCAACGCTATCTATTACTTTAATGGAGGTACTGCACAAGGCACTTTTGATAGTATTGTGTGTAAGGAATTAAGCAGAAGTCAAGTAGCAGGTACTTCAGTTGACTTTACTAAAACAGGAGCAGGTACAATAGCTTCGTTTATTACGGATGCACTTGATCCTAGTGTAACTACCATACCAGCAGGTACTTGGACTTTTAGTGCTTATTATTCTATTCTTACTGCCTTTGCAGGTGCTCAAGTTCAGTATAAACTATATAAGTATAATGGCAGTATTGCTACCTTATTGTTTACATCCTCAGCAACCACTCTTACAGCCCTAACAAAGACCTTATATTCTACGGCAATGACAGTCACTCAAACGACTATAAGTGCCACAGATAGGCTTCTAATTGAGGTTATTTACACAGGTACAACTACTAACCAAATTACGCTTTATACTCAATCTAGTAATGTAACTCAGGTAACTACAACCATACCACTAGGAACTCCAATGGGAGCTTCTACAAGTTGCTCATTTGAGGCATCTACTGAACAAGTAGAAGTAACCTCTCAAACCTCAGCTTGGTTCAGAGAGTTTAAAAATGACATTACTTCATGGACAGTTAATTGTGATGGGTTTATAGCCTTAAGCGGTTACTCCTATCTTGCTTTAATGCAGAAACAATTAAACAGAGCTTCAATAGATGTTAGATTCTCTATAGACAATGACAATGCAGATGCTAGTGGTACTTATGGCTACTCAATAGTAAGTGGTACTGCTAATATCACATCAATCAGCTTAAGTGCTCCTGTAGAGGGTGCATCTACTTATTCATTGGCATTACAAGGAACAGGTGCTTATTCAATAACAGGAACTCAAGTTATAGACGGAGGTTCTACAATATCAACTTCAAGCGTGAATAGTTTTTCTTATACGGCAGCAGGTGGTGAAACAAGTGTTACTTTCTCAGGTGCAATCGGAGCTACTTGTATATCAGTTACAAGAGGTGGTGTAGAGGTTAGGTTAATAGCTACAAGCGGTGTACCAACGGATGAGAATGTTACCTTTAATAGTGCCACAGGAGTTCTTACCTTTGCAACGGCAAGACCATTAGAAGTGGATGAGTTTGTAAGAATGATTACTAAATAATTAATTAGAAATAGAATGAGTCAACAGATACAGATTACTGGAGGTGCGAAAGTTAGGAATTTACAAGATGTAATTATTGGAACAAGTGGGGTATTAAGTTCTGTAGCTTTTGATGTGGCTAATGGTGTACCAAGACTTGATGTAAATGGTAAAATATTAGTAAGTCAGTTACCTAACTCGGTTATGGAGTACAAGGGAGTTTGGAATGCTGCCACTAACACTCCAACCCTTGTAAATGGCACAGGAAATCAAGGGGATGTTTACTTATGTAATGTTGCAGGTACAGTTGACTTTGGTGCTGGTCCGATAGCTTTCTTTGTAGGCGACCAAGTTATTTATAGTGGTTCAATTTGGCAAAGGGCTTCAGGTGCAACAGGGAGCGTTACAAGTGTGGCGATTACTGAAAGCGGAGATAGTTTAAATATTACAGGCTCACCCATTACTACAAGCGGAACGATTAACATAGGATTCAACGGAACTAATTTACAATATGTAAACGGAGCAGGAAACTTAACAACCTTTCCTATATTAACAGGCTATGTTCCCTACACAGGTGCAACAACTGATGTTGATTTAGGTACATTTAATTTGACTGCTGATGTTATTACAGGTGCAACAGGTTCTTTTGCATCAAGTGGTGGTAGTGATACATTTGCTATCAATCATTCAAGCGGTAGCGGAATTGCTTTGAATATTACTAAAGGTGGTAATGGCGAAGGATTATACATAAACAAGACAAGTGGAAGCGGAAACGCAGCAACGATTATAGGTACATTAAACGCAACTACTTTAGTAAAGAGTGGTGGCACATCAAGTCAGTTCTTAAAGGCTGATGGCACAGTTGATTCAACTGCTTATGGTACAGGTTCAGTTACAAGCGTAGCTGCTTTAACAATAGGAACAAGTGGAACGGATTTAAGTTCAACAGTTGCAACAAGTACAACAACTCCGGTAATTACTTTAAATGTACCAACTGCAAGTGCAACAAATAGAGGTGCTTTATCAAGTGCAGATTGGTCAACCTTTAATAGTAAACAAGGAACTGTATTTGCAACTGCACCAATTAGTATTGTATCAAATAATATTTCAATAACCCAAGCAAGTGCTTCGGTTGATGGTTATTTATCAAGTACTGATTTTAACACATTTAATAATAAAATATCAGGTTTAGGTACTGCTGGGTATATAACAAGATACACAGGTTCGGGTGGCACAATAGGTAATAGTGGACTTTACGATGATGGTACAACTGTATCTTTAATCAGTAGAGCATTAAGTGGTTCAAGTGCAAGTTTTAGTTCATCCGTTACTGCTACATCATTTGTAAAAACAGGCGGTACATCTGCTCAATTTTTAAAGGCAGATGGTTCGGTAGATAGTTCAACTTACTTAACAACAAGTGCAGCAGCATCAACTTACCTACCATTAACAGGGGGTACGTTAAGTGGTACACTTCAATTTACTCAACCTGTTGGGCTTTTATTTGCAAATGCTCAATACATAAAAGATAATGGTTCAGGAGGTTTATTTATCCATAGTGCTGCTGCGATTAACATAACTTCTACATCTTTAACAAACAATAGCAATACTATTTTAGATTCAAGTAATTATAATTCATACGCTTTACCATTAACAGGGGGAACTTTAACAGGTGCTTTAAATATTAATGTATCAAGTGGTACGGCAATGAATGTAGCAGGTAATGCTATATTTAGAGGCGATACAGGAGTAGGAACACCAAGACAATTAATTATAACAAGTGGCGGAAGTACACCTGTTTATTTAGAGGCAAAGGGATATGGAGCAAACTACCAAACTGATTTTGGAATAAGAACTTATAATAATGTAGGAACTGCGTTTGAGGTATTTTATGCAGATAGTTCGGGAAGGGTTGGTATCAATCAAGTTAATCCTAGTTATCAGCTAGATGTTAATGGTACAGGAAGGTTTAGTGATAATGTTTTAATAAACAATTCAGCATCTTTAAGTAAATTATCAATAAAAGGTTCAGGAAGTACAACAGGTTTAGACCTTTATGTTTTTGGTGCAAACGCAACTTTATCAAATCAAGATAATGGTAGTTTATCTTTTGAAACAAATGGTACTACAAGGCTTACCATAGCATCCACAGGCAATGTAGGTATAGGAACTGCTAGTCCTGCTCAATTACTTCACGTACAAAAAGACCAAACAGCTTATACTTGGGGTAAAATTGATAATCAACAAAACAGTTCTTCTGCTTATGCTGGTTTAATGGTTAGCACTTATGGTAATAGTTGGGGGATTGTAATGGGTTCATCATTAGCAAATAGTAATTCATTAAACTTTGTAATTGATGCAGGAGGTTCTAATGCTTCTAAAATGACCATTACAAGTGGAGGCAATGTAGGTATAGGAACAGTTATTCCACAAGCAAATTTACAAGTAACATCTTCTTCATTCCCTGTATTAAAAGTAGCAGAC